GGTACTTCTAGCCCAGACCTAGAAACTAGGTATAATAGGGACTTCGAAAGAGCGGCTCGAGGATTTCCTGTTAGCGGATGGGCACACGCCAGTATAGCGGCAGGCGGTCGTGGAGGAACGTCAGGTAGAGGGAATCTTTCCGTTGGGGGGAGATCATCGCTGTTGGGGGAGTATATACAAGGGGAAGGTACTAGCACAGGGCCTAATATAGTTAGTGATGTTGAATGGCCTATAGAGGCTTTAGACCTAAGAACTATATTAAATCCTGATCTGGAGCCAGGAATCCGAGACGATTTTCTTGAAGAGTACAAAGAAGACTATCTTAGAATTTTAGACGAGCTAGACCAGGCAAGAGCTGAAGATATAGCTTCTAAGCAAAATCCTTATGATCCTGTGGGTAGGATGCTTAGCGATAAAAGGCAGAGATTAAGAGAGTTACTTTTAATTGATTATCCTGCTATCGGAGAGCATCTTGGGTTGACTCTTGATAACTCCTTTGATGTTCTTACGAAGGTTAGTGGGGGTATGAACAATCCAGGGCATGTAGGAGAGGCTCTTGATTTCTTAATAGGCTCTGCAGCTGAAGACTTTAAAGATGGTATTGTAAGAGAGATAAGAGATCCGATAAGACTGCAAAGGGAAATAATTAGTAATTTAGATGGTGGAGCCCTTCGGCGATTCGCTGATAGTGTAAGAAGGCAGGTAGATAAGTATAATGATGAAGGGCCTAGAGCGGTACTATCAGGGAGTGATTATAGACAAGAAGAGCCATCGACTCGCTTACCTGCTGAAAGTCCAGAAGAGACACTACAAAGAGCTTCTGGAACGCCTCCTCAGAATTATACTATGATAGATGTTCTGGGTGCTTTAGCGGCTGAGGATGTCCTTGGTTTTGATACTGCTGGGCAAGCTGGTAATGCTATACTATCTCATCCTGATTGGGAAGATAGGTGGGAGATAGTAGACCCAGAGAATCTGGAGATACTAAGACAGTATTATGCTGGGCGTATATCATCTGACGAACTAGAGCGAGAGCGTGCTGGTGCAGACGCGGAAGGCATTACGCAGGAGGACTTTGATAGCCTGGAAGCCACTTTCTCAGACGCTGATAGGAGGAGCACGGAACGCAGAGAAGCAGAAGAAACTGAGGAGCTTGGTAGACCGTTATCTGAAATGACGGAGGAAGAGATAAGAGATCTTAGGCTTAATGAAGTAGCTGAGAGGTTGTCAGAACATCCTTCTGCTGGGACAAGCTCTGCCAACTTGGGCATTTCAGCTCATATGACTTCAGATGAGATAAGGTCTTACCTTGAAGATTTTTCTTTGGAAGAGCAGGATAGATTAATAGATGCTTATCTTCAGGGGAATACTACTGGAGCGCCCGTAACTCCTCAGGAATTATCTGCGATTCTTTTTGATTTGGATGCGCAAGGATCGATAGGGCAAAGGGACATTGGTGAAGATCCAGTTGCACAGAGCCAAACAACCCTTGATGACATGTACCAACGAGACGCTCGAAGAAACGCTAGCCTCGTGTCTGATTGGATGGCATCAGACGAGCATGTTGATTTAGTAGGGCCTACTATAACTGATGCTGGCATACATGAGTTTGGTAGACACCCTGTGGAAGGTCCTCTACAGGAAATAGACTGGGCAAGTGGAGCAACTACGCAGAGGGAGTATGTGTCTTTTTGGGATCAAATACCTGAAGTAGAGAACCTTGATGCTGCAATGCCTCGATGGAATGATATAGCTTTAAATAATCTAATGCAGTATGTTAGTACTTTCATTGATTTTCCTGGTGTTACTGATATGGCTCCTAACTATCCTACAGATAGTAGAGCCTATGCAAAAGTTAACCAAGATTTTATTAAGAATAATCAGGATTGGGATAGTAAGCTACTCGGTGCGGATGAAGAAGGTTATGGTCTTGGCTTTGGAGACTTGTCTGAGACTTGGGGAGAAGGAGAAGAACAAGTAAAAAATAGAGCTAAGGCTGTGTCAGTTATCAATGAGTGGCGCAGAAGGCAACTGGGAGGGAATGATTTCTGATGCCTGTTTATAGTTTTGAATGTTTAGATTGTGGAAAGAAAGATGACGTATATAGAAAAGTGGATGACAGAGGCAATCCGGTCGAATGTCCGTGCGGAAAGAGGATGAACCGAGTGCCCGAACGCTTCACTGCAGATACGTTTGAGCCTTACTATGACGAAGGTCTTGGGAGCGATGTCTATTCTGCCCGTGATAAAAAGGCTATTATGAACCAACTGGGAGTGGTTGAGGCTGGAGACCAAGTTGGAGGATCTAGGATTTTCGATGATAAGAATCCTAACCTGATAAAGAAGCAGCCGCCGATTGGCAAGCGAAAAAAGATGCCTAAGGCCTTTGATGATGCTGTTATAGAGGTTTCAGACGCGGAAGGGCGTACTGTTTCCAGAGAGCTTTCTGGAGAGATTCCAGGGTATGATTAGGAACTCTGTAACAAATTGTTATGGAGAAGAAAAAGGGCTGGAAGAATTGTCTTCCTACTAAATAGCGGAGGATGAAAAGATGAGTGAAGTAGTTCGGGGCGACACTGGACAGATGGAAGAAGGCAGCGTTAACGCTTACCTTGATGATCAAGCTCAAGAGTTTGGTGAAGACGATCTTGATATTGATGCAGTGTTGGAAGGAACTCAGGTGCAAGACCCTGGTCAGGCTTCCCGAGAGGGAACTGATGTGGTTCTTGCTCGTTTAGATAATTCAGATCCTGCGGCCGCTGAAGCCCTGAGAGGTATGCAGCGGCGCATGAGCCAAAACAACAACGAATGGCATGACCTTCGCACAGAAGTTCTGGGCCTGCGGGAACAGATGATGTCGCAAAGAGAACAAGCTGTTCAACAGCCGGAAGCACCTCCCCAGGAGGAGCCTCTTCCTGAGGGTGTTACAGAGAGGAACATGGAAGTCTTTAAGGCTATGGCTGATCGCCTTGGTTATATTCCTCGACAGGAATTAGACCAAAGGGAGGAAGCTAAAGCCCAGGAACAAACTGCGGAAACTGCTGTCAATGCGGATCTAAGGGCTGGCGTTGATATGTATGGAGAGCAGTTCGGATCTATGGATGAGTCTGGAAGCTTTGTCTTGAATCCAGCTATTCAGCGGAGACTTGACAATCGTATGCAGATGTTGCAAGATCCATCTAGGGGCGTTACGCCTTTGGACTTGTTCCGTATGGAGTTCCCTGAAGCTGGTGGAGCGAGAGGCAGGACCACTCTGAATAATGGGGTTAATACTGGAAGTAGCAGCAGACCTTCTCCTAATGTAGTTCGTAGGACTGGGGCTTCTACTCCAGGAGCTGCGGTTGATATAAGGGCTGGTGAAGCTAGCCCTGATGATGTTATGGATCGTGCGTGGGCTTTAGCTCGCCGCGAGTTAACTTAATCTTAAGAGGTAATTTAAAATGGCTGTCGGAGATGGCGCACCTACGATTGTCTGGGGACCATTACTTTCCTCGACAATTATGAATTACCTGGACTCGGGGATGCTTCGAGATCAGGTACATAAGCGTAGCCCTTTCTGGTCGTGGATCAGGGAAGGCAACCGTATCAAACGACTCACCGGTGGTGAGCGTATTAAAGTCCCGGTTATGTATGAAGGTAGTGGGAACTTCAAGCGCTATTCAGGGCTTGAGGCTCTTGATCCTACCGGGTACGAAGGAATCACGAACGCCTTTTTCAACTGGAAACAGGCAGCGACTAGTGTCGTGATTTCTGGTCTTGACAAACGTTCGAACCAGGGCGAAAGTCGTATTCGTGACTTGACGAAAGACAAAATCTTTCAGGCTGAGTCCACGTTGGCGGATAACTTGGCTTCGGATGCTTACAGCGGTGGCACTTCCAACGGCTCGAAGCAGATTACGGGCCTTAAGGCTATGGTTGACGGGACTCCTGCCACTGGCACTTACGGGGATATTAACTCCGCTAATAATAGTGCTTGGCGGAATAACGCTGTTCTATCTGTTGGTAATGGCGCTGTCAACTTGCTTCCGAACTTGCGTACGATCTATAACGATTGCACGGAAGTTGCCGGTGTAGAGGGCGAGCCTGATGGTATCTTTACCACTCAGTCTGTTGCTGAGACCCTGGAATCCTTGGTTGTTCCTGCTATTCGCTATACTGGCGGTGGTACGAGTGATCTGTCTAGCCGCCCGACTTTCCGTGGCGCTAGCATTAACTGGGAGTCGAAGGTTGACTCGGGTTATCTGTATGTCCTTAACTCGAAGCATATCTTCGGTTTTGTCCATCGTGACGCTGATTTCGCTATGGCTGATGGTGGCTTGCAGAACCCGGTGAACCAGGATGCCTTTATTGCTCCGATCTTGTATCAGGGTAATCTGGGTACTAATCTTCGCAGTGCCCACGGCGTCCTTCAGGGGATTACCTAGAAAAGGAGCTGAGAAATGGCAGCGGGAGATATTACCTACGATACCAGTCCTGTGACTAGGAGAGGCAATCGTAATGTTGTAACTGGGACTTTAGAGGCTGACACTACTTTAAGGACTTTTGCAGTCTTAGGTACTGGAAGCCGTATAATGAATGCTCAGTTCACTTGCGATCTTCCTTCTGGTGGTACGACTGTTCAAGCTCGTATTAATCAAATTGCAGATACTACTGCAACAAACGGAAGTGTAGCTATAGACACTGGTGCTGCAGCTACTCTTCGTTTTGCAATAGATTTTGTTTAGGAGGAAAAAATACTCATGTTTATGCAGACTGTAAATCGTTCGGATACTGAGCGTGTTTGGGTGAACTTCACTAACAGTGATGGTTTAACTATTACAGCTCATTATCCGGTTGTTAAAATTCTCGGTAATACCGCTAGCATAAGTACTAATGAGGCTGCAACAAAAGCTGCAACCTTTGGTTATGCTGGTCTTGGAGGCGGGAATATTATTGGCCTGGCTTATGAGGATGTCGCTAATAACGATGTCGGAATTGCTCAGGTGTATGGGTACCATGAGAGTGCTTTAATTGCTCCTCTTGCTGCAGCTGTTACAATCCGTCCTGGTTATGGAATGACTTATGACCTAACAACTCTTGGATTGAATAGTGTTGGTGCCGATTTCAATGGTCCTATTGTTGCTCTGGATACTATTGGAGGTGGAGCAACTTCTGGTAATGGATCTCTTTTGAGTGCTAATATTGCTACTGCTGGTCAGGCTTATGCTGATCATGTATTTATTAGGGCTATGTAAAACTCTGTAACATATTGTTACGGAGCTGTGGGGGAGGGTCACTGCCTCCTTTGGTTAAGACCCTCTCCTGCATTTATTAAAAGGGGCTGGAAATGTTTGGATGGCTTAAACCCCATGATGGAAGAGATACTAAGGATAAACTAGTTAGATGTTCCTGTAATCGAATTATGTGGCTGTTAAGTTCAGATAATAATATTAAGCGTCATCATATAGGACATCAATTTAAGGTTGTAGAAACTGGCACTATGTGGGAATTTTTTAAGATGAGAACAGGGCTTATTAGGTATAGAACTTTAAGTGAGCGGCTTAAAGACTTAATGGAGAGAAGGGACAAATAATGAAATTAGTGTTAGGTATGCCTTGGTATACAGGGCCTGATGATAATACTTTTCCACTTTATTTTGATATGATGATGTACTTTGGTGCGCTTCGTGAGAGAAGTTTATGGGTACACGAGATGATGCCTAAAATTGAAAACTTAGATTTTCTTCCTAGTTTAGAAGAAACTGGGTATGATAAAGGCTTGGCTGATCCTACAATAGAAGAGTGGCAGGATATAGAAAAATTAGAGATCTATATAGTAAATTACAGTCGTACTTCGTTAGTTGGGGTGGCAAGAGAGAGAATAGTAGATGTAGCTATAGGGATAGATGCTGATTATCTCTTTTGGTGGGATGATGATATGAGGTTTGAAAAAGATGCTTTTCTTCGCCTATGGAGGCATCAAAAGCCCGTAGTAAGTGCATTAGCCTTTAGTGCTAGAGATCCTATTTTTCCTGTTATTTTTCGGTTAACAGAAAAGTGGGATATTACGAATAATGCTAAGGTTGTTGAAAAGAATGAGATATTACTAGACTATCCTAGAGATCAGTTAATTGGAAGTTCTAGTATAGGAGGGGAGCTTGCATTAGGAGCAGCTGTATGTCTTTATAATATGAATATATTTAAAGAAATTCCTAAGCCATGGTTTGCCAGTACTGGATGTGGAGAAGATTATTTCTTTAGTTATAGGTGCAAAGAGTTTAGTATAGAGAGATGGATGGATACTGGAGTTAAGACTGAACATCTACACCATGCACCTAGGTGGTGTAATGAAGACGCGTACTGGGCTAATAGACAGCATAATCATGATGACTATGTTAAGGAATTTGGAGATACGCTAAAAGATATGAGGAATGGACAAGTTGTAGTGACTAATGAAAAGGGGGTTGCTGTATGAAGAACCTTCTTACTATAGTTATACCAACTTGGAATAATCTTGATATGCTTAAGATATGTATAGAGTCACTTTTTCTTAGTACTAAGTATCCTTTTGAAGTTATTGTAATTGATAATGGAGGAAAAAGTGAAGTGGCTAAGTCTTTGCCTGACTCAGCTAAAGAGTATGTAAAAGTTATAGAGCCTGAAGAAAATTTAGGATGGATGAAGGCACATAATTTAGCTCTTGAAACAGTTGAGACTCCTTACTATTGTTTGCTAAATGATGATGTTATTTTTATTCCTGCACAGTGGGATTTTTGGACAAAGCTTATTTCGCACTTAAAAGATAATGTGGTAGCTGTTGGGCCAGGAAGTAACTTTGTTGCAGGTAATCAAAGTATTCAACGTACTGATGTTCCTTTAGTCTGTGATAGTAGTTTTTTGATAGGCTTTTGTATGGTTATTAGAACAGATATATTTAAGGAAATTGGAGGCCTTGATGCTGAGTTACCTGGAGGTGATGATTTAGATCTTAGTATTCGTTTAATAAAGGCTGGTTATAGTATAAGAATAGATAGAAGAGCATATCTTCATCATCATGGGCAACAGACTGGATTAAGGGTTCATGGAGATGATTGGGATTCTAATTGGAGTCAAGAAGTTACTAATAATGCTCTTATTTCTAAGCATGGTGTGAGAGCTTGGCAAGAATGTATCTTGGCACATTGGAAATATCCTAAAGAATGGGATCTGGATAAACCTCTTCTTACAGAAGAAGATTGGTATAAGGAGCTTCTTAAACCTTATAATGGGGCTTCTGGTCTTAATATAGGTTGTGGAGGGAGAAAGTTAGAAGGGCCTATAGGAGTAGATATAAGAGATGCTGGAGAGTTAGGTGAGGGAGGTGAAAGATTAGGAGAGGCATTAACTGACATAAAGGCAGACGCTACAAGTGTTCCTCTTGATGATGAGAGTCAAGAATATATAGTAGCAGCTCATATATTAGAGCATTTAATAGACCCTTTTGCTGCTTTGATTGAGTGGAATAGATTGTTAGTTCCCAAAGGAAAGTTATTTTTAACTATTCCTAACCATGAAACATCTAATACTATAATATTAGACTATACACATCTTCATGCTTTTAATAAAGATAGTTTAGAGCGGCTAGTAAAAGTTAGTGGTTTTGATATAGATTCTATAGAAAGTGAAACTCTTAATAATATTAGGTTAGTTTGTCATAAAGTATCGGAGGTTTTGGCATGAAAAGTCCAGGACTTCTCTATAACGCTGAAGTTAGAAATAATGGCACAGCTAGAAGAGTAACAGATACTTTATATAGAATGGGGTATAAAGAAACAGGTATGGACCGCTATAACAGGCCTTGGTATGTACAGCCTGATTTTAGTAAGCACGACTTTTGGCTTTATATAGATGATGGAAGAGATGAGATTGATATGCCTGATCTTCCTAGTCCTAATGCTTGCTGGCTAGTGGATACTCATCTTGGATATGAAACTAGGTTAAAGTGGGCTATGCACTTTGATCATGTTTTCTTATGTCAGAAGTCTGATGTTGCAAAGATGAAGTTAGATGGAATACAGAATGTTCACTGGCTTCCATTAGCTTGTTATCCTCCTGTAGATCCTAGCTATGCAGAGTTTCAAAATAATAGAGCTGATATACCTAAAGAATTTTTCGGATCCTATGGACTTCAGAAGCTCCATGATGTAGCTTTTGTTGGTCATCTACCTACTAGTAATAATCAGATAGAAGGATCAAACAATAGAATAGATTATTTAGATGTAATATTTAAGAACTTTCCTAACAGTTGGTTTGCTTATAATGTATTCTTTGATCAAGCTGCTTTGAGATATGCTAGGGCCAGAGTTGGCTTTAATATCTCTATTAGAGATGACCTTAATATGAGATTCTTTGAGGTTCTTAGTTATGGTAATTGTCTTGTTACTAATAGAGATGTAGTTGGCTGGGATGATCTGGGCTTTTCAGAAGGTGAACATTTCCTCGGTTACGAGGGGGAGGAGGAAATGGTAGATAAGATTCAGTGGGCTTTAGATAATCCTATGGAGCGAGAGAAGATAGCAAAAGCAGGGCATGAGAAGGTAAGAAGCGCTCATACTTATGAGCATAGAATTAACGAGATGTTAAACATAGTGGGAGTGTAGATATGGCCTCGTTGTTTGAATTAAATAAAGCTTGGTCTGAGACCCAAGCTGGAACAGGTGCTGGCGCAGTAGCAACCCATGCTGCAGCCACAGGAGTTAGTCATATTATAACTCATGTGTCTGGACACTCAGACACAGAAGCCACTCTTCAGCTGAGAGATGGCGCTAGCACTATAGCAGAGTGGTCTTTTGGAGGAGGCGCTTCATCTTCTAGATCATTTAATGATGATGCAGATGCAACAAAGATACTTCTTAGGGCTGGTGATACTCTTATAAACTCTATAGATATGCACAACGTTACAGCGGCTGATGCCTTTTTACAGCTTTTTGATGCTGCCACTACTGGAGACGTAACCTTAGGAACAACGGTTCCCAACTACGTAATTCCTAATACCGCAAATGGGGTTGTAGGTAGGAGTTTTCCTGTTCCTCTGTTCTTTACTTTAGGAGTTGTTTATGCCTCTACAACTGCTACAGGCAATGACTCCGGAGCTGCCCAAGATCTTTCTATAGGTTATTCCAGTAATAAACAGGACACTAGTCCTTCCCAGATGTCCCAAAGTGGTATGTGGGTATGCACTCCAGGAAACGCTGTTAACGCTGTTATATCAGCAAGTACTTCTGATTGTCAAGTAAACATTGCAGGTTTTAGTATATAAAACTCTAAAGGGAGAACAGGGCTATGCCAGTTTTACTAGATATCAATAAGGAAGTTGAAGTTGAGACTAAGGATTATGAAAAGGGTGTTCCTCTTCAACTGACGCCTGAACAAAAGGGCGAAGTAGTGATGACTAAGTATGTCAGTACTAATAACCTGGTGGCGGATTTTCAGCCGGAAGGTGAGTGGGTCTTTCAGGTTACTTCTGACGTAGGTGGAGGTAATCGGAGGGAAAGGCTTTTAGTCGGCACAGAAGGAGAGCCTCGAGGACTGCAAATAGATGATGGAATATATGCAACTCTTGTTGGGACTATGGACGGGCTTATGGGTATTCTTCCAGGCCGCCCTCCCATGAATGAGGCTGAAGTAGATGCTTATGCAGACCAAACAGGCGAGAATGTTCCTGTGTTTCAGCAATGGAACTTTCGCGTAAAGGAAGCTTTCATAACTAACGGTCCTGAAGCCAGAGCGAACTTGGCCCGTAGCGAAGATCAAAAGAGAGCCTCAAGCCAGGCCGATATGTACTCTGCGTTTTCTGATATGTATCAGGCTGGAACAGAGCAACAAGCAGAGCTCTTTGGGCAGATGATGGAGTTCTTTAAGAAGAATGCTGGGGATGACGGATCTCCTTCTATGGAACAAGTAATCAACTCGGCTAAAGGGGCCAGTAAGGAGAAGTAGAATGTCCACCTTTCGGGAAATCATTACTGATATTCTCGCTTATTCTGGGCAGGCACAAGGAGGGGCATTTGAGGCTCTTGTTAAGGATCAAGTAAACTTTGCTTACCGCAGGGTTCTTGATAGTGGCAAGGTGCCTCATGAGCACAGGGAGTTTTCTCTTACTTCAGTTGCTTCAACTAGTAAGTACGGACTTCCGCTTTATGTACGAAAAGTTCTTAATATAGAAGATCCCACTACTCCGCGCTTTGTATTTATGAGCACGGCCAGGGACTTTGATAAGAGAAATCCAGGATCTACAGATAGCTCTACGCCAGCGAGCGCTTATCCTTTTGGCGTTAGAGGGGTTCAGAAATATCCTAATAGTGATGGAACTCTGGCGCTTACTAGTGATAGCGGCGATGATGCAGGAGAGAAATTTAAAGTCAGAGTAACAGGTTTTAACACTAGCGGTGTTTTGGTAACAGAAGAGGTTCAAATGAATGGGACTACTTCTGTTAATACCTCTAATAGTTACGACTCGGAACTAGGAGTAGAAAGAGTTACTAAAGTTCCTGCTACAGGATCTACTTTTGCTGGTAATGTAACAGTAAAGGATGATGACGCTAATACTATTGCTGTTATCCCTGTATGGTGGGACTCTCCAGACTATCAGTGGATAGAGTTTGATCCTATTCCAGCTGCCGCAATTACTTACACTATTCGCTGTGAGATGCGTAAGCCTCCTCTTGTGAATGATACTGATTGGCCTGAGTTTAATCAGGACTTTCATGATCTTTTAATTTGGGGAGTTACAGCGGATCTGCTGCCTACTCTTGGAAAAGCAGGAGTGGCTGACAGGCATCGAGCGACTTTTGAGGCTAGGATGCTTGAGTTCACTGGGGATAATAATTCTCAGCCAGCGTCCTTATATGTCTTTGGCAATGTGCAGAATAGAGTCCAGATGAGAAATAGGCCTTTGGCTCCTTATATCCAGGGCGTAGACGTAGGATTGGCTAGCTAATGACTGAAGTATTTAGAGTTGCACCAGAAGCAGTAACGTCTGGTATATTCCTTATTAAAGGGCAAAAATCAAGGTGGCGGTATCCTAACCCTAACTTGAGTCCTGAGAACTGCGAAGTTCTTACCAATGTTAATATATCAGAAGAGGGTGTAGCAAAGAGTCGGTTTGGGTATAATAAGTATAGTACGACTATACTTCCTGGTGGAGAGATGCCTACAGGTTTGTGGCAAGGAACTTTCGCTGATGGTACTACTAGGCAAGTAGTTACTACTCCTGGTAAGGCTTACTCAGATCCTGGAGGAGCAGTATCCAGAACTGATATAACTGGCAGCGATTTTACTGGCGGCAACGATGATATCTTTGAGTTTGTGTTTCTTAAAGATAAATTGATTATGAATAATGCTGTAGACCAAGTTCGTACTTGGACAGGGTCTACTAGTTCTAATACTACTAATCTTACAGGTATGCCTTGGAGTAAGTGTCAGGGAATCCTTACTCATAAGAATCTTATGCTATCTTGGGGAACTACTGAGAGTGGAACTTATTATCCTACTAGAGTTCGCTGGTGTGATATTAATAGAAGAACTTATGAGGTTGATATAACAACTTGGAGGGCTGACAACAGATACGAGATCTATGACGGTGGTCCTAAGATTGTGGCAGCTTGTGATAACTGGGGGATAGCGCTGATATTTAAAGAAGACGGGCTTTATCCAGGGGAGATAGTATATGATCAGCTAGGACACTTTGATTTCCAACTTGGACAGCCTAGGCGAGGCTTTACTCCTATTTCTAAAAGTCTTGTAGTGCGGCCTGAGTTTGTTGCTGGTGTTGCAAGGGAAGGCTTATTTGTTATTACTCCTGATCTTAATTTTCGTATTGTTAACTTAGATGATCTTGGATCTAAGAATGGATGGTTTAGTCTTAACCAAGAAAGGATGCAATACGCAAGGTTGTTTGTTAGAGAAAAAGATCATCAGGTTAGAGTCTTAGTGTCGAGTTCTGGTAATACTTCAGGGCATGACAAAGTTATGGTTTGGGATTGGGAGACAGGGGATATATGGTTTGATCTGATATCTAATCCTATAAATTATGCCAGAGAGATAACTCTTAGCTCTACAGAACTTGATTGGTTTGGAGGAGTCAACGGTTATTTGTATAAGGCGAATAGCAGTGATTTTATAACGGATGATGGGACTGGTTACACTTGGCGCATAAAGATGGCTCCTAATGATCTGGGCCTTCCAGGAAAGGTAAAGCATATACTTAATATCCAGACTATCTTTAATAAACGCCAAGAAGCTAGTGATGTTACAATGCGGGTTAATATAGATCAAGGAAGGGGAGCTACAGTAACTGATTCTTTTAATGTAGGCGCTGAGTATTCTTGGAACACTGGAGTTAGCTGGAATACTGGAAAGCAGTGGCCAGGGGCAGAGAGCAGAAGGGCAAACACTTTTGTTAATATGATGTGCGAGACTTTAGCTCCAGAGTGGACAGCTAGTTCCCCTGCGAGCATAGTAGGATATATTGTCGAGTACGTACCTTTAGAAAACTAAACTCTGTAACAATTTGTTAGGGAGATGATCGTATGGCAACAGTAACTCGTCCATCAACTCCTCTGCCAGATCCTGGCGATGAGATGGATGCCGAACAGGTAAGAGATTGGTTAAACAATGTACTTACCTTCTTAGAGTCTACAAATATAGATGAGGCGAATGTAGACCTAACTAGCACAGATGGCATAATGGGCAAGTCGACAGCCCAGACTATGACAGGCAAAAAGTCATTTGAGTCGACTAATGCGGCGGCTGCAGGAATAGTGGAAGTTGCAGAATTTGGTCTGGATCCTGCTAGTGGAACTGCTGCGGATAACGATGGAGGTAGGCTTGTTCTTTATGCAGACGATGATGCGGGTACAGCCTCTGACTTAGTAAATCTTGACTGGGTCCTGACAGATGCTTCTACAGGTAGTAAGGACTCTGAGTTTAGGATAAGAGCTCTTGTTGCTGGAACTATGACGGAATTTCTCACTGCAGGAGCCACGGCTGCTGGTGTTGGAAGAGTTGCAATAACTGGAGATATGACAGTATCTGATGATGTTAGTCTTAGTTCCGACTCAGCGGTTCTAAACTTTGGGGCAGATAGTGATATTAGCTTAACTCATGTCGCTGATACAGGGCTGACGATGGCTGGAGCTCACGCTAACGGAACTAATCTTCAAATTAATAATACAGCTAGCGATGGAGACTCTGTTATTCAGTTTGCTCTTAGTGGAACTGTTCAGTACTCCTTAGGTGTGGAAGATGGGGATAGTGATAAGTTTGTTATTAATTATGGGACTGGATCTCTTGGGGCGCAGCCAGCGCTTGAAATAGACAGTAGTGGAAATACAAGTATTGGAGGAACTTTAGGAACTACCGGAGCTGCTACTCTAGCTAGCTTAGTGTGTACTGCAGGGGCAACATTTGGTGGAGGTTATGGGTCCACAGGAGCAACGATTTCCACGGCTGGTGTTATTCAAGCAGATGGAGCTATTACTAGTAGTGGGGCTGTTACTGGTTCGACCCTGGCAGGGACGATATCTACCGCTGCGCAGAATAGTATTACCTCAGCATCATCTTTAGCCACGGTAGGTACAATCACTAGTGGAACTTGGTCTGGAGTTATAGATGGCTCTGCTACTATGACTCTAGGATCTGATGCTACTGGAGATATCTACTATCGTGACGCAAGCGGTTTCTTAGAGCGGCTAGGGGCATCTACTGATGGTTATGTTTTAACTACTGGAGGGGCGGGG